GGTTCTTCAATTCATATCAAAAAGGGTTACAGGACGAAGAGTGGGAATCGTTTGCTTATCCCACCAGTAGCAACCCACATATAGACAAAGCAGAAATTGAACAAGCACAAAAAGACCTACCCGATATGATATACCAGCAGGAATATGAGGCTAAATTTTTAGACGACGCAGGCGGTGTCTTTAGAAAAGTTATGAGCGCCGTAACAGATCAAGAACCACAAACAGGGCGGTACGTCATGGGAGTGGACTGGGGCAGGTCACACGATGCCACGGTCATGGTTATAGTCAATATAGATACCGGCGAAGTGGTAGAAGTTATGCGTTTGGTAAAGGTAGATTATCAGACACAAGTTAATAATTTAGTAGCATTACATGAGAGGTATCCGGGCGACATCATTGCAGAGCAGAATGCTATGGGTGCGCCCATTGTTGAAACATTAGCTAATCAGGGCTTGCCTATTATAGGTTTTACAACTACTTCACAAAGCAAGCAAAAAATTATAGATGGGTTAGCATTAGCGTTTGAGCAGGAACTAATAGCAATTCCAAATGATCCTGTATTGATAGGAGAGTTACAAGCATTTCAAGCAAAAAGATTGGCATCAGGTAGGTTGCAATATTCAGCACCTAGTGGACTGCATGACGATTGTGTTATGGCTTTAGCTTTAGCATGGTCGGGTAAAGAGTCATCCGAGCCAATGGTATTACTTAGTATATAACAAGGAATTTAAACATGGCATTAAATACAATTAAAATTGATGACAATCTCAAGGCCATTGTTGGAATCCCGGGATGGGCCAACGATTTGGCAAATAAACAATATGCTCAATCAGCTGGAGATCCTGTGGAAGCCTGGGCTAGTGTGCCCTTGCTTTATAGGGCAGTTAACTTGAGGGCAAGCAGTATCAGCAGTGTCCCTTATATAGTATTTCGTAAAGATGAAGAAGTAGAGTATCCTTTACAGCCAGACCTATCATCAGTAATCTTTCAGATGGAGTTAGGTTTATTATTAACGGGTGCAGCTTATGCGCTCAAACATTATAATGGGCCAGTATTAACCGGTGTACACGTCTTGAATCCCACGACAGTAAAGTGGGACATGAAAGATGGTGAATCATATTTTACGCAGACAATAGGTGGTAAAAAGTATGGACCGTGGGGCCCAGAAAATATGGTTGCTATTAGAGAACCAAGCATGACAGCAGATGTTGGTCCAGGAGTACCGCCCGCATCTGTCGCGCTCTCAGCTTCACAATTGAGTTTCAATATGCAAGAGTTTGCAAATAAATTCTTTGAACAAGGTGGTATGCCTGCGACGCTGATCAGCACAAGTGCTAATCCAAACCCACAAGAATTAGAAAGAGCACAGTCATTTTTTAGACGTAGACTTTCAGGCGTTACAAACGCATGGCGTACTTTGTTTTTGCGTGGTGATATAAAAGTAACAACTCTCACTCCTGATTTGAAGTCAATGAGTATGAAAGAATTGTCCGATCATGTAACTTTAGATATAGCCGCTTCTCTAGGCGTGCCGAGATCAGTACTAGAGTCAGATGCTTCCAACTACGCGACTTCGCAAACAGATATGTATTCATTCTGGAATATGACTGTACGTCCACGACTGCCGTTATTTGAGGATGCAATAAATTCCCAATTGCTTGGCGGAACAGATTATTCCATAAAGTTTGTTCCTGAAACTATGGAGATATTCCAGGAGGACGAAAGCCTAAGAGCAGGATCATTATTACAGCTTGTACAGGCCGGAGTACCATTAGCTGACGCTATGTTGATGTTAGGTTACAACCCATTAGAAAATGCACCTTTACCACCTGAGGATGAAGGAATAGAAGAAGACTTAGAAGGTATAGATAGTGAAGAGGTGTTAGTAGATTCGGAAATAGCTAGTTGGCAAAGGTTCGCTATAAGAAGCTTAGGCAAAACTAACAAACGTAAGTTTGAAGTAAAGCATATACCAATAGAGCAAGCAAAGGAAATACAAGCGTTGCTTGATAAGGCTGAAAGTGTCGAGGAGGTGAGAGTGGCTTTCGGGTCACGTATGTTTCCACTCGACTGGCAACAATACCCGTAAGGCTGTAGAACTGCCTTATGTAAAAGATGGGGCAGATAAAGAACGAGCTAAGATTGAAAGAGCTGGCATTACAGCATTAGCAAAAGCGTTAGAAAGACAGTTGCGATTAGCATTACCAAATGTAGCAGCAGTAGATAGCGCAGAAGCCAATGTAACATTAGGTGATGAAGATATACAGGACGCCTTATTTAACATGATAAATGAAGCAGTATTGTTAGGACAGGATGTAGGCAGATCACAAATAGAAGCGATCTACGGAGTTGAAAAACAACTTGATGACATTGATTGGTCAAGTCTAGCAGGTGATGGTATTCAATGGGTAACTAACCATGTAAGAAATTTAATGGTTGAACTCAATCAAACAAGTAGAGAGACTATGCGTAAAGCAATAGCTCAATGGAAAGAAACAGGCGAAGGGTTGAATAAACTAATTGAAACACTAGAACAAATGGGCTGGGGTTTTGATAAAAGAAGAGCTAAGTTGATAGCTGAAACAGAAGTAACAAATGCGTTTGCTAAAGGTGCGGTAATGGCGTGGACTGCTTCTAACGTGGTAGTAGGTAAAGAATGGAGAACAGCAAACGACGAAGCAGTATGTCCAATTTGTGCCCCTTTAGGTGGTATGAGGTTTAGTACTGAAGGGCCGGAGGCTACGTCTCAAAGAGACCAGAGGCGCAATGCTGAACAAGCAAAACTGGGTGATGCATTTGTACATCCAGGCGGTAGATATACAGCGGGTAACTTTGCAGGTCAAACATTTGACAGACCACCCGCACACCCGAATTGTAGATGTTGGTTGGCGCCAGTAGTGGAGTTAAGATAATATGACAGGTGTGAATATAGAAGGAATAGAGAAACTAAATAAAAAGTTAGGACGTATAACAGCAGCTAAAACTCTATTACCTGTATTGCAGAAACAAAGTGACAAAATAGTCGCAAGAGCAAAGCAGTATCCAGGTGCACCTGCTAATAGTACCTATAGACGTACTAATATATTGCGTAATAGTTGGAATGTGCGAACGCATCAAAAGCAACGTGATTTAAGTGCAATAATATCGAACACTGCGTCACGTAAAGGAATACGTTATGGTATTTATGTAATGGGTCCAAAGAAGGGCCCTAGACCTGGAACTAGGCAAGCATGGATGCACAATAACAGATGGGCAACATTAGAAGGAATATACAAACAACGTAAAAAAGAAATAGTAAAAGCATTACAGTTAGAAGTAGATAGAAAACTAAAAGGATAAATATTATGCCGTACGACATACGCGAAGAAAATGACAAGTATTGTGTTTATAAGTTAGAGCCAGAAGAAAAATTAATTTGCTATGATAATGTCGAGGAAGCTGCGGCATATTTTGCTGTATTAGAAAGAGTAACTGAAGATGAAGACGAAAACAAAGCTCGTATCGGTGTTGATAAATACAGCACAGAAGAAGAAGCTCTGGAAAGAGCTGATGAAATAGGTTGTGAAGGTGTACACACAATGACAGAGGGTGGCGATGTAATTTATATGCCATGTAGTACACACAGTCAATACATAGATCAAGTGGGTTTAGAAGAGGAACAAGATATGGACGATTATAAAAAGCTAGAACTAAAGTCCGTTGATGATGATCACTTCGTTGTCGGTGGATGGGGTGTAGTGTTTGGAGGTAAAGATGTAGAAGGGGATACCTTCACAAAAGATACCGATTTTGTTTTAGAACACGCTGAAAACCCTGCAGTGCTCTATGATCATGCGCAAGAAGTAAAAGCAATTATCGGTAAGGTAGTTGAAATTAAACAGACTGACGCAGGTTTATGGATGGAAGCACAGATACAACGATCAGCCAAGTATGCAGAACAAATATTGGAGTTGATCAAAAAGGGCAAACTGGGATATAGCACAGGCTCAGTGGCTCATTTAGTAGAACGGCTAAAAGGTAATATCAAGCGCTGGCCTTTGTATGAGTTATCACTAACTCCAACTCCAGCAGAACCCAGAACGTTGGGTGTGGAATATCTTAAAGCCTTAGGAATAGTAATGGACGCAGAAGCTAAAGCGGACGAAGAATTGGCAGAGGCTGACGAGCTAAAGGGTGAACTACCAGAGAGCTCAATTGCAGACCAATCGGAATCTGTGGAAGATAACGCGATTACAGAAGAAATTAAAAAGGAGAATATAATGAGTGACGACGTAAACAATGAAGCAGTCGAAGAGGCTGCAGAAGTACCAGCTGAAGCTCCAGCAATTGACATGGACGCTTTGAAAGCTGAATTGAATACAGCAGCACAAGATGCAGTAAAAAATGCTTGGGAAGCTGAAGTTGAAGAACGTGGCGGCATCCTAATCGAAGCCCCAGCAACCAAGAAAATTACCAAGATGGGCGGAGATCACGACGGTGGCGACGCTTTTATGCACTGGGTAAAAACTGGTTCTGACAACTATTACACCAAAGCAGCTCTCCAAGAAGGAGCAGCCGCAGAAGGTGGAGTATTAGTTCCAGAAGGGTTACACGAGTCCATCATTGCAAAACGTGATGATCTTTCAATTCCTCACGCCGCAGGCGCAATGAGAATTGAGACCTCAGTTGACTCAGTACAAGTACCAAGTGAAAACGCAACTGGCGGATTTGCACTAACAGCTGAAGAAGGCGCTTACAATGAGTCTGAGCCTACTTTCACCAGCAATTCCATCTCAGTCTACAAATTCACTAACTTGACTAAAGTTTCTGAAGAATTACTTGCTGACGAAAAATCCAACCTCGAGGAATTCCTCGGTGGAATGTGGGGACGTTCAGCAGCTGACATCTACAACGATATGTGCATCACAGGAACTGGATCAGGACAACCACAAGGCGCCATTCCTGGCGGTACAGCTGGCTTGACCCTCGATTCCGGTACCACAATTGCAGCAGCTGAAATTCCAGAATTGTACTACAAGCTTCCAGCAGGATACGAAATGGGCAACGTTGCTTGGTCAATGAACCAAGCTACATTGGGTGTCGTTCGTGGATTGAGCGGTTCCGGTCCTTTCTTCTATCAGCCAACTCCAATGGGCGACAGCGCCAACGGCGAACTCTATGGTAAACCAGTTTACACAACTGGCCACATCTTGAGCATGGCCGCAGGTCGTGACGTTGTCTTAGTTGGTAACTGGGAATTCTACGGCTTAGTAGAGCGTAATGAAATGGTAGTTTCCCGGAATCCATATTTATATCAAGGATCGGGACAAATTGGCTTCTTTGTACACATTCGCTTTGGCGGAGCCGTCCTACAAGCAGAGGCCTTCCAGTACGCAACTAACGCTGGCTAATAACTAGTACTAAGTAGCTATATAAATTGCTTAGAGGGCTGTTTTTAGGGCAAATAAGCACAATCTAGTGGGTGGGGGAAACTCCACCCACATGATGGAGGGGAAAATGGAAATACTTAAACAGAAAATGATAATGATAAAAGCCTTGAGGCATTTTGCTGGAGCGGATCCCGGACGCAATGGCAAAATCGTTAGTATGGCTATTGATGACATCAAGGAAGTAAGTAAAGAGTTTGCTGATGATGTTATTAAAGCCGGCCATGCTGTAGAGGTAGCAAAGAAGAAAAAGAAAAAGGTGAAGGATAGTGGCTCTGACGACAACAGCAAAAGTTAAGACTTATTTAGGTATTAGCTCAAGCGGTGACGATACTTTAATTGGTGATTTGATTGCTAATGCGCAAAGCATTATTGAAAGCTATACCGGTAGAGTATTTGACGTTTCAGGTGATACAACTAAAAAGTTTGATGCTAGGCTTGATGTCGATGGGCGTATGTTATATTTCAGTGATCAACTTGAAATTGCTGCAGCACCCACCACAGTAACTAATGGTGATGGTAGCACTTTGTCGGCCGACACTGATTTTGTTTATTTACCACGTAATAGATTTCCTGCTTATGGTTTAGAGTTGTTACCAAGCTCTAGTGCCTGGTGGCAAGGAGATTCTGATGGTAATGACGCAAACGCAATAAGTATTGCAGCAAAATGGGGTTATTCAGTTAGTGGTTCTGTACCCGCAGATATACAACAGGCTTGTATTAGATTGACAGCTTTTTTGTATAGACAGCGAGAAACGAATAGCGATGGCGATCGTCCTTTAATAGTTGATGGTGTAACTATTCTTCCGTCTGCTTTACCTAGAGACGTAACAAGAATATTATCTCCATATATTATGAGGGCCTACTAATGAGTTCGAATCTTCGCGCAATAACCGACGCGATAACAAACCTATCAGTTTCGTACACCAACGAGGCTGGAGATACCGTCACTCCCACAGCTAAGGATATTAACCAGATTCCTGTGAGCATGGGTGCGGCCGATTTGCCAGTACGCTTAATAGGTGTAACGTCTGAAGGTGGCAATACAGATGAAATGGTTTTTGATGCGGTAACTACAAATGCGGAGTTCACTCATATAGTTACAGAACTTACATTAATAGAAAGTGTAGGTTTAAGCCGTAAGATGGATGAGCTACCAGATCAACAAAGGTACTCAGACGCTATTTTGAGTAAACTGCAAGATAGTAGAGGCATCTATACTAACTGCGATATAACAGGTGCAACGGCAACACGTACAATAATAGAGTTCCCGGGAGGAACAGACGAATTTTATTATGCGGTAGTAACCATAATAACAGTACGAGAACTAAGTAGTTAGGAGGAATATATGAGTGACTATATACTAAAACGCAACCTCATCCGAGAAGATGGGGAAGTAATCAAAGTGGGAGAGCCTTTGCCCAGCGATATAGATGACGAAGTGATTAAGATCTATATTGAAAAAGGCATAATTAGAAAAAAGCGGTCTTATAACAAAGCCGCACCTAAACCAGAAGGAGAATAAAAGATGGCTGTATATACAGGAAAGAATTTAGTAGTAATGATTGATAGTCAGGCATTTAGTCACGTCAGAAGCGCAAGCATTAACCACGCTATTGACTTGGTAGAAACAACAGCAGCAGCTTTAGCTGTCAAAACCTACACTTCAACTGTCAAGGACTTTAGTGGCAGTGTTGAAGTTTTACACGACGATTCGACTGAGTTATTCGATAGCGAGATACTGCCCGGTACAACTGGAGAAATAAAAATTCGTCCAGAAGGTACTGGCAGTGGAGCTGTACAAATTAGCGGTAACGTTATAGTATCAAGTATAGAGTTTGGAGTGCCTTATGACGGAGTGGTAGCGGTAACAGTAGGCTTCCAGGGAACCGGGGATTTAACGGTCGGAACTCAATAAAAGGTGAATATACCTATTTGTCCTGTAAATTGCTAAAAAGGCTGTTTTTAGGGCAAATAGGCACTATGTAAACAAGGAGTGTAATTATGCCAACGTTTTCAAATACTAAATTAGATGTGGATGTAGATATAGTAACACTAAAACAAAAGCACGCAGTAAAATATTGGGAAGAGTTGGATGATTACAAAGAAGCGACAGGGCCGGCACAATGGAACGGCGTTCTACAAGCGGCCAAAAGTGCAGGTTGGTTTATGGATGAGTCGCTTGATCCGATGGACTTGACACCTTCACAAGCAAGATGGTTAGCTGAGGAAATAGCAGCACACTTATTAGAGCAGTCAACCATTAGCGACCCGGAAGCTTAATGCTGGCATGTGCCTCCGCAGCAGATGGAGGTGCAATGCCAGCTATACTAGAACTGGCTATATCGTGCAACCAATGGAATTCTTTGCCAGAAACAGGAGGTATACTAGATCAACCTGTTGGGTTATTACAAAAGATGTCGTTTTGTTTGAACGCATACAATGCAGTTCTATCAGAAAAGAATAGGGGTAGTATGTCTCTGACGGATTGGAGTAACAACAACCCCGCAGCGTGGAGGATATATTCACGCATTGAAAAATTAAGAAGGGAACAATAATGGCAGCGCAATCAGATTTAAAAATTAATATCACGGCGACAGATCAAGCTGGCAAAAAGATTAAGTCAATTACGCAAGACTTAAATCAGTTAGGTAGCTCTTCGAAAAAAACCGGTGGTCTAATGGCCGCCCTAACGGGTCCGGTTGGTAAAGCTACAGCAGCATTAGTAGCCTTTAGTTTAGCCGCCAAAAAGGGATTTGATCTTGGGAAAGCCGGGGCAGCTATATCGCAAACATCACAGTCGTTTGATATGTTGATGTCAAAAGTGGGTGCGTCTTCTGATCATTTAGACTTACTTCGCGCAGCATCAAGAGGCACTGTATCAGATATGCAATTGATGAGCTCAACGGCTACATTGTTGGCAGGTGCACAAGGCGAACTAGCTAATCAATTAGCGCAAGCAACACCACAACTGTTAGAGATTGCAAAGGCAGCGCAAAAACTTAATCCATCCTTAGGAGACACCACTTTTCTTTATGATAGTTTAGCCACTGGTGTGAAGCGCGCTTCTCCGATGATTTTAGACAACTTAGGTCTTACGATTAGGATTGGCGAAGCTAACGAAAAGTACGCAGAGGCATTAGGTAAAACGGTAGAGCAATTAACAGCTGATGAACAAAAACAAGCATTACTTAATGAAACTTTACGAGCTGGAGCAGTCCTTATAGATCAGGCAGGCGGTAATACAGACAGCGCAACAGACTCTTATGACCAACTAGAAGCCAAAATTTCAAATTTAACAGATACTCTTAAAACTAATATAAATGAAGGTATTCATCCGTGGCTTGTAGAAGTTGCAAAAATTGTAGACGCAACACAAAAATGGGTGGACAGCCTAGATAGGTCTGAACACGAATTAGAAGTCCAAGCCGAGATGACTCGGCTTGGAGCGGATCAGGCTATTACGTGGAGCAGAAACGTTGAAATTGCCAGCAAACAGGCTGAAGAATACACTAAAAGATTAGCAGAATTACGCATGCAAGCTGAGATGAATGTATCTCAAGAAATGCAGGAAGACATAATACGCGAAGCTGAGGCCTGGAAACAAGGCACTAAAATTATAAAAGAAAACAACGCAGCTATTTTGGCTAATGCACAAGCTAAAGCAGAAGCAGAAGAAATTGAAAGACGCCACGCAAATGCTATGGGCGAAACTGTGACCAAAGTGGAGTTTCTGACAATGAAACAAAAAGAAGCGTCAGAAGCGTATTTGCAAGCCGCTAAGGAGCTTGGAGTTAATAGCGCTGAAGCGCTAAGATTGGAAGGCGTATTAATTCAAGTGACTGAATCGCTAGACGCTGCCAAAGATGGAATCACAGCCACTGGTGACGCTGCCATTGTATCTGCTAGCAAAATGCGTGCATATAGCATAAGTGTTGCTGAAGCTGATATGGTTATGGGTTTAGCAATGGACAACCACGAAGATTATATTGGTTTATTAGGAAAAGCCTCTGGTGAGTGGCAAGGCACCATCGATGTTGCCAATCTGTGGTCTGAGATTTTTGGTGAATTCGATGATATGTATCAAGACGCTAATGAAGAATTAAAAACTTATACTAGTGGACTGTCTGACAATACATACGCTACAAACATTAACAGAGAAGCACAACAACTATTTGAATTGCAACAAGGTAAAACTAATCAGGAAATTATAGACGCAGAAAATAAACTGCGTAGCATGACTGAAGCATTAAACGAAAATGGAGCAGCTAGTGGCATAACTGCTGAAATGTTAGCATCACAAAAAGTTGTAGTAGATAATCTTAAAGACTCTTTTAATGGCGCGGCATCTTCTCAAAGTGGTTTTATAAAAAGACAGAAAGACATGACTAAAGCTACTATTGAAACATGGCAAGCGTTAGGGAAATTAGGGCAAAGAATGCCGGGCGCAGCAGGTGGACCGCCACCGGGGGAAGATCAAGATCCTGTTGCTTGGGCAGCTAAACAAGGCTATCAACAAGGCGCGGCTGGCAGAAGCGCAGAAGGACATGCGTCTGATGTATGGTTTGATTTAGCAAAACGCCACAAGTTAGATTTAGCTGGCGGTCATACAGAGGGCTGGGCGTTTGACTTTATGAAAAGCGGAGCTGGCACAGGATTAGCGAGCGGGTTTACGGACAGTGAAATATCGGCAGGCTTAGAGATGGCTAAAGCTAGGTTGCAAGCTACAGCACAACATGGATTCAATGGAGTTATACCACCCGGTTTCCCGAATGACAGTTTTATGATGGGTGTGTCTAGTGGTGAACGTGTTTCTGTAACCCCAGCACATTCGACAAAAGGTAATGGGGGCAACATGGTCATACAGAATTTATATGTACAGGGAGTTTCCACTGAAAGCCAGTTGTTTGAAAAAGTACAAGCTGCCGCAAGACAACGCGGTAGAGATTTTGCGAGGGTAATGTAAATGGCACAACCGACATGGAAGCTTTACTTAAGGGATATTGTAACTGCGGGCACCTATACGGAAGTATCTACGTACTTAGAAAGTTCAGCCTGGACTATTGGATTTGGATCCGCCTATGAGCCGATGGCGCGCGAAAGTACTCTATCGGTAACACTTAATAACGCAGATCGCAGATTTTCACCGGAGTTTAGCAGTGGTACTTATTTTGGCAAACTTAAGCCCGGAATCTTGTGCAAGCTTACGAGTACGGATCCGACAGATAGTACGGTTCGTACAATGTTCGTGGGATGGGTTGATTCTCTAAAACCAACTCCAGATCTATCGAAAAAGTGTGTAATAACAGCGCAAGGCTTCCAGTCTCGAGCTGCTTTAAGCGAGGTAGCTATACCAGTTCAAGAAAATGTCACGTATGATTCTGTACTGGACACTATCCTTTCCAATAGTCGAATTTACCCCCCAGGAACGTCGGCCTGGTACCTCGGAGTTGTTGGCCAGTCCGAGCTCGGAAACACTACAGAGTTAGGATCGACTTCAACATTTGCAAATTTTGAAACAGGTATATCAACATTCTTGTTTGCAGGCGATTGGGGTG